GTCCACATGGTCTCTTCTTCGCCGTCATCGTCCTTAGTTAATTCCTCGACAATTTCCTTAAGCTTCTCAGGGTTGTTGTCCAGATCGCGGCATATAGCTTCGACCGCCCATCCCCGATACTCAGGCAGCAACAGACCGCCCTTAGGCATTGTCAAGCCGCATTCATAAACGAGAAAAGAATTGATCGAAAGGTCTGCAGCTATATTAAAGAGCTTCAGATTCCACGATCCAATTCGGAGCGGATGTTCAAAGTAATCATGTCCAACTTCATGCGTCACAACAAAATCCAATTCATCCTCAGTCCGACTGAGAACGTATTCTGGATTATAGAAAAAGTGAATCATGTCGGTTGCACAAGTGCCACTCTCTAACATCACAGGTTTGAGGTTCAATAATATCTTCGACAAGCTCATGTGATCGCGCATGACGCGAAGGTTAGAGCGTTTCAAAGCTATCATTGCTTGCTCATTCATCGTTTCAATATTCATTGTTTCACCTCCAAGTGATATGAATATATTTGCTGTTTCGATCTTTCGATCTCATCAGTTGGAATACACATTCCAATACAGCGGGGGGAACAAAATCGTTCCCCCCTTCACCTTACTTAAACGCCTTGCCCAAGAAGCTGTCTTTCAGATTGTCCACTGACTTGTCGAGACTCTCGGAGAGAGTGTCCCTTTTCGCCTTCGACTCTGCAGTGTCTTCCCTGTATGACTCCAAATCGCTTCCAATTGTTGAGAAAGTTTTCACCAATTTCTGGTGAGCTTTCTTGATGTCTGAATTTCCACCAAGAATGTCCTCGTTAATTGTCGGCAATTTGGACAGCGTATCTCGCAAATTGTCAAAGCTTGCATCCTTGAAGAACGACTTCTGTTTATTCTTCGGATCATACTCAACCAACTTGGTAGCGAGATGGCTAACCTCGGACAGTAAGCTCTCGACAGTATCCTTCGCAGCATTTTCCACGCTTTGTCGAATACGTCTTTCAGCGTCCGCTTCGATTCGCTCGCGAAGCTCTTTGCTGAGATTGAGTCGAATGTCCACCTCACCTTCTTTCTTACCTGTTGGAACTCCTCCAACTTCAAGGTGGTAGTAGAACTTATCCTCAACCTCAGACTGCGATGGGTAGTCTTGCCGTTTCCAGAGACCTCCCAAAGCTTTCTTCGAAGCTTCAACCCTCTTCGGGTAATCCTTAATGAATTCCTCTTTTAGCGAATCAAACTCGCGTTTGGATTCTTGGAATTTATCAAGCAAGCCCTGCAATTCCTTGTTGGGACAAATGCGCCATCCGACAACCTGAGTTTTATTCGAAGTGTTTTCGGCTGGCGTATTGTCATGCCAAGGTAAGGTGACCTCAAGGTATCCCCCGTTATCGTTCCGAAAACGATTCACGATGGACCGAAAGGGCGCAGAGCATGGAGTTCCTAGCAGATGTTTGTTGCTTTGCAGAGACTTTTCATTTGCATTGAACTCTTTCGCGAGTGCTTTCCGCGCTTCCCTGTCAACCTTAACGCCCGAAAAATTCTTCGCGGTAAGCCTAACAAGAGTAGCGTTTTCAGCTAAGGTACTTTTGGTTTTCTTAACCATGTTTCACCTCCAAGTGATCATGTTTAACCAATTATAAATTGATGCACAAAGTGCATCCCCAAACGCGCAACCTCCCGTGCGCGTTTCGCCTGCCCTCACCGAATAAATATTTACTGGTAAATAATTATTTGGAATTGGAATTCCTGCAGGTCTCATCAGTGGTTTTAAATTTCAAAAGCCTGATTGGCGATTTTGAAATCGGAATAAATAGAAGTCTCAGCAAGGTCAGGACGCTGACCAATTACCTGACGCATGAAGAAGAACGCAAACTCATCACTTGGCATCCTTTGAATGTACGCGAGTGCGTTTTCAAAGTAGCCAGTCACTTCGCCTGCTTCGGCTTCTTTCATTGTGTGGACCAACGCTATGCAAGTGGCGTAGTGCATTTTGTTGTCGTCAGGAATTTGGACGTTCCCGCCGTCCTTCATAATCTCCGACAGATTGGGAATGTCGTTTTGAAGCTTAACGAATGTTGCAAAATCAATCGCCGCTGCATCACCAATAGATTGTGACGTAGTGCGCTGCAAGTCGTCCTCGTTCTTAACAACTTCTGGTGCGACAATTAATATGTCGCTAAGGCGCACCCAACTTCTTGAACTCGGTTGCTGTCCCGCAATCTTCGGATCGAAGACGTTCAAGTTTTCGGGTTGGTAAGATATGTAACCCGTAATTAACGGGGAAACATAATTCTTCGCTGCCCAGATCAACCATTCCTTTGTGCTGGCTTCGAACTCAATAAGCTGAACCCTACTGACCACATGGGTTGGAACCTTGTTGCTACCAGCACGGTCTGTACTCCGATTTCCAGCACACACTATTCGCCAACCTGACGGGAAAATATAGGACCCAAGCCTACGCTCATGGAGCAATTGTCCAATGATGCTTTGCAACGAAGCATGAGCTTGTGCAAATTCATCCAAGAACAAAACGCCTTCACCAGACTGTGGAAGATTCTCAAGAAATGCTCGTTGCTGAATTCCAATATCTGGGTTGTCCTTGCGGAACATGATGTGCGGCAAGCCGCCAAAATCTACCGCTTCATACAAGCCCAGTCGCACCGACACATAGCCGAATGAACCCTTTGGGGGTGCAACAGCTAGCGGGAGGGATTCCTTGTCAGTAACGAGCTTCCGATCACCGCGAAGTATGTTCACACACACATCTACGATGGCCGACTTCCCGATACCAACTTGTCCCTCCAGATACGGCACATGGTTGGCCTTCAAACAATTGAGAATATCTTGCACTGCTTTTGTTGGATTTGTTTTCACGATTACCTCCAAGTAAATGAAATCAAAAGCTAAAAAAACGTAACCCAAAATGGGTTACACCAAGACGATTCAACCTTGAACAGGAAAAACTTGTTATACAAAACAAGTTTCATTACGAATCGTTTCGCTAGATTTTCGCTAGCTCTTCTCAGTTGGTTTACAAATTATGCAAAACGATTTTTGAGAAGTTTTGCCACCGCTACCCAATGTCTGGGTTCCGCGAGTGAATCAATTTCATCGTGAATCGAAATTGCACTTACAGACTCCACCAACGACATCCACTTACCTTTATTTTTAGCCTGCCGCTCAGCGCGAATGCGACACTGTTTCTTGTGTGCGCGAATCGTCTTTCGGTAGTTGGTTTGTCGGTACTTTTCTTTCAATGCTTTAGCAGTCATTTTATTCACCTCCAAGTGAATTGGTTTCGATTTAAAACAAAATATTTACTAGTCAATATTTTGTTCTGGCTATCATCTTCAGGAGCTAGTCGCCACACTAGCTCGACCCTTGGAGGAAGGTCCCAACGTAGTCCGATTGTCTTCGCCGCTATTTTTATTCTGGCCTGATGAATTCAGATTCGACAGCGTTGGGAATTTCTTGTTGACGTTGCATCAAAAAACTTATCCCGTCCTGCTTTCCCCGAGGGTACTCCTAGCAAGACTAACCGCCTGCACTGAACCCAACCAAAAGACAAGGCTTCCTTGTTGGATTTTCTGGCGGTCTTGGTTCACTTGGTGAACCTCTCCGCTCTACCCGCTACCTCTTAACTCCTGATGGAGTTCCAGCGATTTGACTTGCGGACATTTCGAACCGTGTCATCGCGACAGTGTTGAAACAACCGCAGGCCCTCGGGGACTGGTTTCATGATATGAGGGTTGATCCAATCAAACTTGCTGCATATCACTTCTACTAAGAATTTTAGATCAGTCAAACATCATTCGCAACATCAACTGCACACGATAGCTAAGTGCAAGCGTAGCTTTGGTTAGTGGCACGAGATAATATTTTACTGAGCCAAAAACAATCTCAGGTTGCGCAGGAATTATGGTCAAAAAACCGAAAGCAAAATTGGAAGTTGTCCCGCAGATTGATCTCACGTTAACGCAAAAGCAACGTGCATTTGTTGACGCAGTTTCGCGCGGCAAGTTGGGTAGTCACAAGGCGGCGTACGCAGAGGCGTACAGCGTTAGGCTGAACAAGAATGGTTCGATACCAAAGTGGGTAGAAGTCGAAGCCAGCAAGCTGCTAGCGACTCCTAAGATTGCACTAAGCTTGCAACGTGCATTGCAGAGGAAAGAGCACGAGTCGGTAGCATCCGCGCTTAGGATCAGGAATCACGTTATCTCACGGCTCTACACAGAGAGCACCGAAGCAGAGTCTGACGCATCGCGGGTACGGGCACTCGAACTTCTCGGCAAGCTTGATCATGTGTCACTGTTCAGCGACAAGGTGGAGGTGCGCGAAGAGTCGAGGTCACCTGAGGAAATCGAGTCTGAGCTACACCAGCGGCTGTCTGAGCTACTGGCCTGACATGACCTTCACTGGACTCACACACAGACGCGCCACGCCTGTGCGCGCCCTGAGTGCGCCTGAGCGGGTGAGTGGCCGATCCAAGGCAGAATAATGAGTTGAGAAAATCCTTATAAATCAGTAACTTAGAACCCGACTGAGAAAGGAAAAAACCCTTGACAATCAATAACTTACAGATTCCATCCCGTAGTTCCCGCGCCCGACAGACACCCACCCCCCACGGAAGAAAAAAGGTGTAGCGACCGACTGTATTTACATAGTGATCTGCTCATCCATAGCCCACTTTTCATACCCCACCGGTACTATATTACTGAAATCACAGCCTTTTTTGCCCATACCACCCCTTGTTTTCACTATTTTTACCCGAATTACGCCATACCCGGCCGGTATTTTTTGGTATTTGCGCAGACAATGGCCCAGTTATTTGAGTTTCGTGTGAAGATGTGGTCAGATGCTAAAATCTTGAGCTACTTACGCCCCGTAAGTAGCTTCTACTAAATAGTACTTAGTAAGAGGTATTAGCTATGAATGATTAATACAATGGTATTTAGTAAGGCAACTATCTAGGAAGAGATTCTATACAGAAAGAAGTTCTTACTAAGTTATATCTTATTATGGGGAGGAGCAGGCCGGATGTTTTGGATCACAGTAATAGTTCACCTTAAAGGAAAGCCTGTTTCCTCTTCTTCTTGCAGACGAGTTGCAGGTTGCATTCCCCTAGTAGACGCAACGTGCAACTCATATGTTTTCGTCCTATGAATAATGTTGCACTAACCCAGTTACAAAACGCTTCCATCGAGCAAAAGCAGGAAATTCTGGTCCTGCTGGATGAATTACAGGACGCTAGGGCGAGACAAGCCTGCGGACAGAACTTCATGCCCTTTGTGAAAGAGATGTGGTCTGCCTTTATCGAAGGTGCTCATCACTCGATCATGGCCGAAGCCTTTGAAAGGGTTGCAAAAGGGGACTTGAAGAGGCTTATTATCAATATGCCGCCTAGGCATACCAAGTCTGAGTTTGCTTCCTACCTTCTTCCTGCTTGGTTTCTCGGAAGATTCCCCGAAAAGAAGATTATTCAGACTGCCCATACTGCTGAACTTGCTGTGGGGTTCGGCAGAAAGGTCAGGAATCTGGTCAATAGTGCTGATTTTAAAAAGATTTTCCCCAAAACCAGCCTTCAGGCCGACTCCAAGGCTGCAGGCAGGTGGAATACGAACCGTGGAGGGGAGTATTTCGCCATCGGTGTGGGCGGTGCGGTAACGGGTAAGGGCGCAGACCTGCTGATTATCGATGACCCGCATTCGGAGCAGGAAGGCGCTAGCGCAGACTTCAATGTTTTCCAGCGTACTTATGAGTGGTATACCTCTGGGCCGAGGCAGAGGCTCCAGCCCGGCGGGGCCATAGTAGTCGTGATGACGCGGTGGCACGAGAAAGACCTTACAGGTGAAGTGGTCGATGCTAGCGTCAAAAGAGGAGGCTCCGATCAGTGGGAAGTGGTTGAATTACCAGCTATTTTACCATCAGGCAGGCCCCTTTGGGAAGAATTCTGGAAACTGGAGGAGCTTGAGGCGTTACGCTCTGAACTGCCTACCTCAAAATGGTCTGCCCAGTATCAGCAGAACCCGACATCTGAAGAAGGCGCTCTCGTAAG